AAGAGTTTGAGGGAACTTTTGAGAATTATGCTGGAGCAGTTTATTATAACTTTCACGCAGTAGAAAATGTAAAAGAAAAAAAGATAGATTTTTCAAAACCTTTACATATTGGTTTAGACTTTAACGTGGATCCGATGTCAGCTAGCGTAGCACAAGTAGACAAAGATATTATTCATTTCGTTGATGAGATAGTTATTTATTCATCTAATACTGATGAAATGGTTTCAGAAATAAAAGATCGTTATGGTTCTAAAGGTAAAATTATAGTTTATCCTGACCCAGCTTGTAGACAACGTAAAACTTCTGCGGGTGGTAGAACTGATCTATCTATCTTACAAAACGCTGGTTTCAGTGTTAAATGTAAACTTAAACACAGTCCTGTTAGAGATCGTATCAATGCTGTCAACTCTAGTTTGAAGTCTGCTAACGGTAAAAGATATATTTATGTTGATCCTAGTTGCAAAATCATCACAAAAGGTTTACAAAGACAAATATACAAAGAAAATACAAATATTCCTGATAAGGAACAAGGATTTGACCATATGAACGACAGCATAGGATATTTAGTAGAAATAGTAAAACCATTAACTAGAACTAATACTAATTTTAAACCTCAAAGATGGACAGTACAGCGAAGTAGATATGGCGTATAACAGACAAGAAATATTAGACACACACAAAGATTATCAAGAGAATGTAAATAATTGGGAATACTACATTAGATCATTTAATGGCGGTTATGATTATATGATCGGTCAATACTTAAACAGATACAATCTAGAATTAGATAACGAGTTCAATCAAAGATTAGCAAACACACCTTGTGATAATCATTGTAAAAATATTGTTCAAATTTATTCTTCTTTTTTATTTAGAACTAAAGCTAGCAGAAACTTTGGTAATATGGCAGAAGAACCTACTTTAGAACGATTCTTAAAAGACGCAGACCTAGAGGGAAACAATTTTAACACAGTAATAAAATCAGCACAAAACTATGCTTCGATATACGGACATTGTTTTATGATTTTAGACAAACCAAAAATACAAACCAATACAAGAGCAGAAGAACTAGACCAAGATATAAGACCTTACCTTTCAATCGTAACACCTGAAAATTGTTTAGATTGGAATTTTAAAAGACAAGCTAATGGTAAGTATGTATTAGACTATCTAAAGATTAGAGAAGAAGTTGATAGAAAAGGCGGAACATATATTAGAGTTTGGTATCAAGATAGAGTTGATACGTTATATGTTGAAGATCAAAAAACTGATCCCGTAATAATAGATACTGCCGATAATCTGATTGGCAAAATACCAGCAGTTATTTTATACAATGCTAAATCTCACAAACGTGGCATTGGTCAGTCAGACCTTGTAGATATTTCGGATTTGCAAAGAGCAATCTATAATGAATATTCTGAAATCGAACAATTAATCAGATTAACAAACCACCCGTCATTAGTTAAAACAAATAGTGTAAATGCTTCTGCTGGCGCTGGTGCAATTATAGAGATGCCTGATGAGATGGAGCCTAATTTAAAACCATATTTATTACAACCTAGCGGACAAAACTTGAATGCTATTATGGATTCAATAGGAAAGAAAGTTGAATCAATTAATAGAATTGCTCATACAGGTGCAGTAAGAAACACTAAAACACAAATTAGTTCAGGAATAGCTTTACAAACAGAATTTGAATTACTTAATGCAAGACTATCTGAAAAAGCAGATAACTTAGAACTAGCGGAAGAACAAATATTTAAGATATACGCAGAATATCAAAACACAACTTTTGATGGCGAAATAAATTATCCTGATACATTTAACATCAGAGATTATGCTTCTGATTTATTATTCTTCCAACAAGCTAAATCAATTAATGTTCCATCGCCTAGTCTAAATAAAGAAATAGACAAAGAAATAGCAAGAGCAGTTGTAGATGATGATAATAAACTTACAGAAATATTTGATGAGATTGATGCTAATAGTGAAGTAGGCGAGTTCACACAAGACGAACCAGCACAAGAAGATGAAGAAGTAGAAGAAGAAGAAGTTTAATGAATGGCAGATATAGTACAAGATTTAGCAGACTACAGAATAAGACAAATAGAATTTGCAGAAAGTAAGTATTATGGGCAACTAATAACTGTATTAGATAAAATAGAAAATCAAATCGTCAGTCTAGCTGGCAAAGATTTACCAACAGACAAAGGTAAATTATTCGATCTTAAAATAGCAATCGCTATAAGACCAAAAATAAAAGCAGTATTAGAAAAAGAATATTTAGCGTGGAGTGATAAAGTTGTTAGAGAGGGTTATAACAAACAAGCTAAAAGAATAGAAAAACAATTTAAAACTATTGGTAGAATACCAAAACAATTTCAACAATTAACTGAACCTGATTTACTATTAATTAGAAATCTTAAAAGACAAACCTTTACACAATTTAAAGATGTATCTAATACGATGACAAGAAGAATATCAGAAAAGATATATCAATCTACATTAACGGGTGCTGAATTTGTTGAATTAGAAAAAGAATTAAGACAAACAATCAATGGTATATATTCGCAATCAGATGATATAGCGGCAAATAAATTAGTTAAGCAAATCAAGAAAGATGAAGTAAGGATTAGAAGATTAGATAAAAGAACACCACAAGGTAAAGCATTAAGGCAGAAATTAGACAAGAATATACAGATATTACAATCTAAATTTGCTAGAGATCGTGCTGGCGAGAATATGAAGCGATATGCGGGTCAGATATTAAACGATGGGTTGAGAGAGTTTGATTCACAGTTGAATTTAGCTAAATCACAGGACGCTGGCTTAGTTTATGTGAAATATCAGGGTTCTAATATCCCTACTACAAGAGATCATTGTAGGCTTGTAAGAACGGGGAAATATGATACAAGAAATTCAGGACTATTTACGATTGATGAAGTCAAAAGTCTATGGACGAGAAAAAGTTGGAAAGGCAAAAAAGCTGGTAACCCTTTGATCGTTAGAGGTGGATATAATTGTCGTCATCAATGGAGTTACGTCAGCCCTGATTGGTATGACAGTAACGGAAAACTAATAATAAGTTAAACTATGGAGTAAAAAAATGTCAGAAGCACCTAAAGCAGTGGAAGCAACAAACGAAGCTAAACCACAAGAAACACAAGAACCACAACAACCACAAGAAACACAAAGTCAAGAAAAAAATATGACTTTCAATCAGCAACAATTAGATAAAATAATTAAATCTAGATTAGAAGCTGAAAAGAAAAAACACGATAAAGAACTTGAAGCTATCAAAGCTAAAGAGCAAGAAGTCATAAAAGAACAAGAATTAAAAGACGCTAAAACAAAAACAGAACTTGAAAAGCTAATGAAAGATCGTATAGCAGAAAAAGATCAAGAGATAGCTAGAGTTAAAAGCGAGATTAAAAAAGAAAGAATAGATAATTCTGTATTATCTGTTGCTTCTAAATTAAACGCTATTAACCCGCAACAAGTTGTAGACTTGATTAAGTCAGGAATAAAACTTAGCGACGATAATAGAATTGAAATACTTGATAATAATTCTAATATTAGGTATAACTCAAAAGGCGAACTTTTAACTATCGAAGAAAAAGTTAAAGAGTTCTTAGACGCTAACCCACATTTCTCGAAAGGGTCAAAGTCTGGAGTAGGGAGTCAGAGTAGCGTTGAGGGAAAAACTGTTAAACCTTTTAACTTACAGGAATTAGACCTATCAAAACCAGCAGATCGTGAAGCCTATAAAGAATATAGGAATAAACGAGATAAAGGTGCGATAGCAATTAACTTAAACAAATAACTTAATAGGAATAAAAAATGGCAAACGAAAGCACAAGTTCTACGCTATCGGAACTATACACAGAGATAGTAGCAGAAGCGCAATTCGTTGCATCAGAACAATCCATTATGAGAAATCTTGTAAGAAATTATGCGATTTCAGGTGGTGGTAAAGTTGTAGAAGTACCGATTTATGCGGCAGTTTCTGCGGCGGCTGTTAATGAAGCAACAGATTTAGCTAACACTGCAATCAACCCAACATCAGTTAGCATAACTGCTAGTGAAACGGGTATAATGACAACATTAACGGACTTAGCAAGAAACTCTGCTCCGAGAAATGTTGCGGCAGACATCGGAAAACTTTTCGGTGAAGCAATCGCAAAAAAAATAGACCAAGA